AACGGGATCGGCGTGTTCGCCGGGATCGGCGTGTCGGCTGTGGTAGCGGTGACGCCTTCGCCCACGCGAACGTAAGCCGCAGTGGTGGACCACACCACCACGCCCTGCGGGCCTGCGGGCCAGGTGCCGGTGCTGCCGGCAGTGCCGGTGTAGGACGCCGTGCGCGCGGTGAACGTTGCGTCGTCGAGGGGGTTGAGCAGTTCCACAATGGGCTCCTTACGCCAGGAATTTGAGCTTGTACAGGGTGCTGTAGAACAGCGCCAGAATCTCGTCGATGATGTTCTGCAGCGGCGTGCATTCCTTGTCCACCACCTTGAACCTGTCTTCCTCGATGGATTTCACCATGTCTTCAAGGAACTCAATGACGTTGTTTGTCTTGGTCGCGGACTGCAGCGCAATCGGGCCGATCAGGCCGTACTTGCCCTGATACGCCTCGGCAAAACTGTCTGCCAGGTCAATGATCTGGTCGTAGAACTTGGCTAGCGCCTTGTGCTTGGCGTACGAGCGTGTGTTCAGATGCACGCTGTGCGTGACATCACGCGCCAGAAACAGCTGGCCGATGAACACTTCGCAACTCATACGGGCACTCCCTCAATCGGCGCGGTGGGCATCTGACCCTGCATCATAGCCGCCATGTCGCCCACGGTGGCAATGTCGCGCATTGTCTGCATGACCACTTCCTGCACCTGCTCAGGCGTCATGCCGCCCTGCACCGCCTGCAGCCGGCGCGTCTCAGCCTCGTAGGACTTGATCTCGCTGTCGGCCTTCGCGCGGAACGTGTCGATGCTGAGCTTCTGCGCTTCCATCGACTGCGAGACGTTCTGCAGCATCTGCTGCATGGCCTGCATCTCTTGCATCAGCACCTGAATCTGCTGGTTCGCAGCCTGCAGCGCCGGGTCGTCTTGGTCTTCCAACAGTTTCGGGTCGATGGTCTTGCGCAGGCGGGCGGCAAGCTCTTCAGCGCCCGGCCAGTCCATGTTCTTCACGAACAGGTCGCCGGCCACGGCCCACAACTGCGGCGAACCCTGCAGAATCTGCGACATGGCATCCATCGCCTCCTGCCGCTTGGTCAGGTACGACGGGCCAGTGGTCACCACGACGTCGTACTTGCCGACGCTGGGGTTGTAGATCTTCTCAATCACCACGCCGGCCTGATCGCGCACCTCACGCACCGGCTCGGGCTGCATCGGGTCGATGCGGGCCATCTTGGTCTCGCCGTCGATGCCGATGATCCGGGCGATGCGCTGGGTGTCGTAGATCTTCGGGATCAGGTCCACGATCTGCCGCGTGCTGTACCGAATTGCCCGCGCCAGGTTGTCCACGAAGTGGTACGTGCCCGTGTCACCCTGCCGCTCGCGGGCCAGAATGGCTCGGCCGCTGCGCTCGTTGCTGGTGGCGCCGATGCTGCTGTCGTACTGCCCGGTGGTGGCCTTGATGTCGTCCGCAGCGCCCATCTTGGCCGCAATCAGCCCCTGCTGGGCCATGGGCGGTTGCGCACGCTGCGGCAGCGGCAGGATGGAGCCGTTGCCGTCAGTGACGTCGGGGTTGACCTCCAGGTAGGGCCAGTTCTGCGTGTTGGCGGTTTTCCACTGGGTCTCGTAGCCCTCGAACTGCCCGCCGTAGCCGATGAACGGAGCCTTGGGCGCCAGCGCAAGCATCTCGGCTTCCTGCGACACCCAGTAGTTGTACATGCGCTGCGCGTCCTTGGCGTTGCGCACCAGCCCGCTCACCAGAATCTGGCCATCCACCTCGAATTCGTTGCCGATCACCCGGATCACGGGAATCCACCGGCCCGCCCAGTCCTGCTCTTCGAGGATCTCGTAGCCGTTGGTCTTCATCCACTTGACCTGCGGCACCTGAGCCATGCGCGAGCGCACCGGCATCAGGCCCATGGCCTGCATTTGCCGGTCTTCGGGCTCACCTTCCTGCAGTGTGACGTTGCCCGGGTACAGGTTGAGCTTGACGCGCTTGTACTCGACGCAGAAATACTCCGCAATCCGCACCGTGTTCTGCGTCACCCACTGCGCGGTGGCCGAGTCACCAGTGCCCTGATCCATCAGCGCGGTGATCGGCGTGGCGTCGGGAAACAGGCGCTCGTACTCGTCGCGCGTCATGTCCTGCGTGATGAAGCACCACTTGGCATCCGACCCGCAGGGGTCTTGGATGGTCGGGTCCATGTACACGCTGAACGAGTTGCGGATGCGCTCGATCTTGATGTCCTGATCAAACGTGTTCTCGTCGCAGTACTCCGTCAGCAGGCGCCAGTAGCCCTCGCCAAACGTGACCTGGTTTTCGCAGGCGGTGTCGTAAGCGACGTCCGCGTCGGACATGTACTCGATGTGCCGCACCACGCCGTCGTAGATCTCGGCAACCTGCGGGTCAGCGCGGTCGTCGGCAGGAATGACCTTGCCGCTGGGCCGGTTCTGGCGCTGGTCGTTGGTAACCTGGCGCACATGCTGCGGCAGTTTGTTGATCGTCAGGCAGGGCCTGGCGTTGATCGTCTGCCCCTGCACGTTGCCGCGTGTGGCCAGCACGTTGCTCGGCCACTGCCAGTTGTTGTCCGGGCTGCCGGCCATGAACCGCAGATCGTCAAGCTCGTCATTGCGCGACGAACTCAGTGCGCCGAGCGCCATCTGCAGGCGCTCCCGCATGGTGGCTAGGGCGTCTTTCTGGGCGGTTTTTCGGGCCATGGCGGGTGCGGTGCCGGGGTGGGTGCCGGGGTAGGTGCCGGCAGGTTACTTCTTGCCCTTGGCGGGCGCTTTGGCGGCTCGCTGCGTGCTGTACGCTACCGCGACCGCCTGCTTCTGCGGCTTGCCGTGGGCCATTTCGGTCTTGACGTTCTTGCGGAACGCCTCTTTGGACGCGGATTTCACCAGAGGCACGTCATTTCCCCTTCGGTTTGGCCGTCTTGGCCGACTCGCGGAACGCTTTGGCGGTGGGCGCGCCCGCAGCGCCCGGTTTGCGCATCTTTTCGCCGCTGCCGGCAGCGATTCGCTCGCGCTTGGCGTGGATGTTGGCGTAGAGACCGGGTTTTGTGGCCATTTTTACCTCGCAGTTAGCATTTCCAACGCTTTAGCGCGGCCTTGGCCCGCTCGCCGTTCTCGGCCTTCGCGGCGACGCCAGACATTCTCGAGCAAAACGACGCTTTTCGGCCCTTATCGGCCTCAGTCTTCGGGTTCGGCGCCGGCGCTTTCAAATTACTGCCGGTTTCGCGGTTGTACTTCTCGCGGCCCTTGGCCGTCAGGCCAGCGCCCTGCTTCGTGGGCAGCTTTTCGCCTCGACCAACGCTCAGAGACACCGATTTTGCCATCTTCAGCCCTCAGTGAGCCATCCAACCAGCCGTCTGCGAACCGGCGTGAGCCGTCACCACCCGGTGCTGGCTGCGGGGATTGTACTCCCTGTGAGCCACTGGGAACGCAAACGTTACCGCCAATGCGTCAGCAGCGTCAGGCGAGGCCAGGCCGCGGGCTTTCATCTGCTCCTTCGTCTCCAGCGCAATCGCGCCAGACGAGTTCGGCTTCGTGCGCGGGCCGCACAGGTCTTTCTTCAGGTTCCTGTCGTCCTTCAAGGACGCCGTGCGCAGCCACTGCTTCATCGCGCCCCATATCTCTGCCCGCTTGTTCTGGTACGCCTTCTGATCCTTGGCCTTCCAGCCAAAATTCACGCCGCGCACCTTATACCGCTGCTCCAGCAGCCGGTCCAGCACGCCCGCGCCGAGCCCGCCCTCGTCGATCACCGTCAGCGCCGGCTGAAAATCCTCGATGGCCTCAATCACGTGCCCGACCACGGTCATCGTGTCGTCGCCGCGAAACCGCCGCACCTCCAGCAGGTCGCGGCCCTTCCTGATCACAATAATCGTCGCATCTGCCCCAAACCGCGCCGGGTCCACGCCAACCACCACAGGCGCGTCCGGGTCGCGCATCGGCGGCCGCTTCGCGGCTTCTTCCACCAGCCCCAGCGGGATAAACTGGTATTCGTCCGCGCCGGGGAACTCGCCGTACACCTCAACCATCGCCTGCGGCGAGTCCTCGCCGTATTCGTCAATGATCGTCTGGTACACGCCCTTGTCGGTGTCTTCCACCGTTCTGGCGTCAATGTTCTGCGTGTTCCAAAACGCCCGCTTGGCGTTAAAACACTCGAAAAAATACCCCGAGTTCCGCCGTGGGTTACTGAACGCGCACCAGAATCTGTGCGGCGTGTTCTCGGTAAAAAACCCCGCAGCCACTGACCAAATCGAGTCCGGGATACCGCTGGCTTCGTCAAACACGACCATCATGCCGTCGTCGTTGTGCGCGCCAGCATACGCATCGGGGTTCTCGTCGCTCCAGAGCTTGCCCTCCGCGCCCCAGTACCGCGTACCCTTCTTCAAGTCGCGCTCCACCAGTTCGGTGAGCCACTTCGCCGGCACGATGCGCGTCGCGCTGATC